CAAAACCTGCTGAACTGATATCAACTGATCCGCCACCTGTAGTAAGATCAATTCCTCCTGCTGCATTAGAGGCTGAAATTACTATAGCATCCGCTGCTGCTTCGGATGAAGCTATGTTTACTTGTAAAGCTCCGTCAAGATCCAAGCCGCCAGCACTTGCTGTAAGGTTGATTGCATCATCATGCGCAAGACCCGATAACAACGTTAACCCACCAACATCTGATTCTAACTGTATCGAACCAACTGCTGTTCCTTGATCAGCATGAAGTCTTATTTGCTCAGTTGCTCCACCATTTGCATGTATATAAATACTATCAGTTGCATTTTCTGTTGATGTAATTACAATATCTAAAGCTGTATCAATGTCTAAGCCACCAACAGTAGATTCTAAATTAATAGCATCACTAGAAGCTAACCCAGATTTAAGCGTAATCCCACCAACATCTGATTCTAGTTCAACTGAATCTGCTCCAGTTCCTTGATCTGAATGTAGTCTTATTGTTTCACTTGTTCCAGCATCAGCATGAAGATATATAGCATCTGCTGCATCTTCTCCAGCTGTTACATTAACTCTACCTGCTGTAGAACTTAGGTCTAAGTCTAACGCTGCTCCATCACAAGAGATATCCATACCACCTGCTGAGGAATTAATTACTAAAGCATCCGCTTGAGCTTCTGCTGAAGCAATATTTATTTGTAATATTCCATCAATATCCACTCCGCCTGCTGCTGCTTGTATAGTAATTGCATCATCAAGTGCTTCTCCACCTGCTATGTCAACTCTACCTGCTGCACTAGAAAGAGTAAGGTCAATTCCTGCTCCACCTACTGAGAAATTGGAAGCTGCTGCACCATCTAGTGATATAGCACCTGTAGAATCCATGATTGTTCCTGCTGTGCCAGAGTCGATATCTATGCCTCCGCCTGCATTTGCAGATACGATATTTATAGCGTCAGCACTCGCAACGCCACCAGAGATAGTTACTCCTCCAACATCAGATAGAAGACTAACACTAGCTACGCCTGTTCCTTGGTCAGCATGAATCTCGATAGTTTCTGCTGCTCCGCCGTTTGCATGTAAATAAATTGCTTTTGCTGCTGCTTCTGTTGCTACTACGTTTACTGAACTTCCAGTTGCTGTAATATCAATATCTTCGCCTGCTGTTCCTGTAGCCGATATATCTATTCCTCCAGCGCTTGCTGTGATTGTAACCGCATCTGCTGCGTTTTCTGAAGCTGAAATATTTACTGATGAGCCAGTTGAAGAAATGTCTATATCTTCGCCTGCTGCTGCTCCAGCTGCCACAATGTCAATTCCTCCAATAGAGGAAGTAATAACAATTGAATCTGATGCGGACTCTCCAGCTGTAATGTTTACTGATCCTGCTGTACATGTGACATCAATGTCTTCGCCTGCTGCACCCGCTGCTGTTACGTCAATTCCTCCAGCACTAGATTCAATGAAGATAGAATCCGCACTATTTTCAGATGAGCTAATAACAATAGAAAGTGCTGCATCTACATCGATACCCCCGGCTGCAGATACTATTGTCACTGCATCGTCGATTGCCTCTTCGCCATTTAATATGACCCGTCCTGCATCACTATTTAATGTTAGATCTGCTGCTGCTCCTGTTACAGAAAAACTAGAAGCTGTATCAGAAGTCATAACATTTCCTGTGCCGACTCCTGTTGCTGCTAAATCTGTAAATGCACCTGAACCTGGTGCTGTTCCACCTATTGCTGGTGGTGAAGCAAAATTAGTCTTTAGTTTCAATGGTGTGACTGCTCTTGTATCGTCAGTTCCAGTATTTGTTTCACCTTGTGTTGCTAGTTCTAATATCCCTTTTGTTCCTTCTGAAGCATCTGTTGCTCCAGCAATCGCTACCGCTGCTAATCCAGCTGGTGTATTTGCTATTAATTCTGACGTACCAGCCTGCGATTCCGCTACTGTAGCTAGTCTAACAATTCCCTTTTGTGTAGTAGTTCCATCTTGAATCAAAGATTCTACCGCACTGTCTAACACTGCTGGAGATATAGCTAGGTCTGTTCTAGTCCCTGCTGCTCCTTCAGTCGCTGTGGCAAATCTAATTTCACCTGTTCTTTGTGTTGTAGCTTTCGGTGAAGCATACGCATTAGGTCTTTTAAATTTAGGCATTTACGTCCTCCTTGTAATGACTTTATTTTTAAAGTACCCTAACTATGCGCAAACTTAAAGAAATAATTGACAATTACTAAACATTTGTATATAATTACATACATGAAGAAAATGTATAAGCGAACCACTATTTGGTTGCCAGTTGATATTCATACACAAGCTAAGATAATGGCTCTTTTAACGGGAACTTCTTTTTCCGAATTGCTTAGACTTGCTTTAACAGAAAAGATCAAACAACTTAAGGCAAAGTGATGTGTGGCTAGCGTTTGCTTTATGTACATCACTAAAAACATACAAATAAGGGTTAATTTAAATAATGATTTTGCTAAAAAACATGGTTGAGATATTTAATTTTGAATGCATCGAACATATCACATTAAAACAAGAAAAGACAAATACAACTGATGAGGATTATTCGTTAATTTTTATTGGATCTTCTGGAAAAAAATATAGAATTTATACATTTAGAGCTGTCCAATTGATGCCACCATGCTCTTGCATGAAAATAGTAGACATGGTTATCTCTAATATTATTATAAAAGAAAATAATTGCATTGGACACGAGATTATTGATTTGCGTGAAATATGTGACACAATAGAAACTGTGCTTCATGACAATTAGATGCCCTTAAAATAATGGGTAGACTTGACGTAAAGCCACTTTGTATTTTCCTGAGAATATTAATTGTCATAATTTGTATTTCTTTAATATTTGGTTTTTTTAGGAGTGAGATTACATTTCTTAAATTAATAACTGGATTAGCAGGCCTTACATTCATATTTTTTATTTTAGCTATTGATTAAAATAATCTCTTCGCTTTACAGAAATGTTACATCCTCATAGAATGGATGTTATAACTTAAGCTATTCATCAGAGGAAAAACCAACATCTTCATATTGAGATAAATCTAATTTAGCTTTTTTTGCCTCTTTCCCTAGATTATTTAAAGCTTTTCCTGTTGCTTTTAACTCTTCTTTTGATGCACTTATTAAAAATTCTCTAAGGGCATATCTTAAACCAGGATTCCTTGCTAATGCATTAGTAAAGGCTAATGTTTGCGCTCCAGCAGCTATTGGTGCTGCTTTTCCTAGTAAAGTCCCCATTGCTCCATTTATCAATGTGTATGCCAAGCCAGCTCCAATTCCCATAGAATTAGTTTTATTAAATGCATGGGATGATAAAAATTCATATATCTTTCTAGTGTCCATTCTTCCTTTATGTATAGAATTAGCAGTTCTATATGCAGTATGAAATTCTGGATTTTGATATCTATTTAAAAAGGTATCTACTCGTGAATTTAAACCATTAATTAATCTTTTAGCTTTTGGTGCATGAATTTCACCAGTTAGTGATCTCTTGAAAAAAGTGCTTCTCGTTGCATTAATGTTTTCTTTAAATCTTAATATGTCAGCTACAGGTAATTCTCCGTTATTTTTAGTTATAGCATCTAATAATTCGTTGATATGTTTTACTGTTGGGTCTTTATAAGATGGATTTGTTCCACCAACTAAAATGTCTTCCCTTAAAGTTCTTAGTTCTTCTTCAAATGAGCTTAATGGTTGCGCTCCAGGAGACCTAATTCTTTGTCTAGCATTTATTTTGGAATTGCCAGCACTTTGTCTAGCTTCGCTATATAATTTCTTTTCTATCTGTTTAGCGTTTAATCCAGTTAATTTATGTGCTAATAAAGATGTACCTATAGTAGCTCCAGCTTGCACCCAAGGTGGCAACTTGCCTTTCTTAGTCATTACAGAGGCTATTGCTGGTAATCCAGTTGCTAGTAATGTTCTGACTGCTCTACCTGCTACACTTGCTGCTTTAGGTATTCCTCCTAATGATAATAAACCTCCTCCAAATCCCGCTGCTTCACCTAATATTTCTGATATTGTTCCAGTTGGTTTAAATTCTCTGCCTAAAATCTTTTCAAAGCCTTTTTCAACTCCTTCTACTTTAGGTAAAAGCTTTGCTGCCGTTTTTCCTAACGCTCCTCCAGCTATATTACCTATATATGGAAGATTTGTTATTAATTCTGTTAAACTTCCTATTCCACCTATTGCTTCACCAACAAACTTTTTACTTGCATATCCAATATTTGATTTAACATTTTCTCCAAAAGTTTGTTTTTTTACTTCGGGTTCAAACCCTAAATCATTATCTTCCATTTTATATTTCCTAGTTAGTTTCTTTTTCTAATTTATTATCTGTTTCTGTATATCCTTTTTCTAACGCTTTTTGTAAATTAGCTTTAGGAATAGTTCCTATCTGTCCTGTGGGTGATTGAACTTTAATTCTATCGCCTATTATTTCTGTTGGCTCTTTATATCCTTGAATTAAATCGCTTACCTTTTTCCCATACTTTTCATCAAATTTATTAACAGCTTCATCATATCCAATCTTATGTATTCCACCTGCTTTTTTGAACACATTTTTCATTCCTGTTGCATATACTTCATTTAATTCATTAATTATTGATAAATTTCTAATAACTGCCTTTTGTCCTGCCTTTGTACTCGCTAAATTTGGTAACTGATTTAGAAATGTTTCTAATTCAAAGTTTGTAATTCTAGCTCCATAACTATCTTTAGCTCCACTTGTCATTTCTACAATTAACTTCTGATATTCAATTAACTCTTTAGGAGCTAATGCTGCTGCATAAGGTCCAACTCTTCCTGCTTTTCCAATAAAAGCTTTTGCTGCCCATCCTTCTGGAAGATTTGGATTATTAGTTAATTCTGATAGTTTTTTTAATCTATTTTTATTAACTAAAGTTTTCTTATGGTCTTTATTTATATTCTCGAAAATTTTCTGATTTTGTTTATATAAAAATTTAGGAGATAGTTCAACTTTATCTACTACATCTGCTGTTTTCCTTACAGCTTTAACATCACTATGACTTAAATAATTCAGTATTGATTGATCATCATATAGTTTTTCTCGTGCTTCTGTTATTGGACCATCCATATTTTGAAAGTTTTTATTTAAATAGTCTAATATTTCTGTATCTGAAAATCCTTGGTCTTTAGCTTCTTTTATTTTATCTTTCATCTTTTTACCCCAAAAATTTTATCTAGCTTTTGTATCAGTCTCTGAGGTCCTAATTTTCTTGCTTGTGTTCTTATTTCTGCTATTTGTCTTAACTGCCTATCTGTTAAATTAGGATTTGTCTTAATTATATTTTCAAATGTTTTAGAAATTTGATCTCTAGCCATTCCAGATTGTAATAACTTTTCATAGATAGCTAGCATTGATGTTTTTGGTTGTATCATTCCATTTATTTGATTTGCTATATCACTAGCTTTACCTTTTTCAGATCTAGCTTGTTTACCTATGTTTTTAATCATATCTGATTCATCTCCACTCATAGGATATAACATCTTATCTATTTCAACTTTTCCATGCCCTAAACCTTCTAATTTACTTTCTAATTCTTTATCAGAGAAGCCTTGTGATTTCATTTTTTGAACTAACGGACTTAAATCTTTTATTTTTTGCTTTTCACTACCTATAAATCCTGGTCTTTCTCCAATGTCAGATAATGTTTCTTCTGTTTGTTGCTGTGAACTTAATAATTTTGCTGTTTTTGCAAATCTATCTTGTAAATTAGGTATATTTTCAAACTGTTTTGATGCTTCAAAAAAACGATTACTTTCTTCTGGAGAAACATTATGTTGTTCTAATAATGGAGTTGCATAATTCTCAAATTGACTAGCAATATTTCTTTGCCTCATCATATTTTGATATCCTGCTTCTGTAGATGTATCACCCATCATATTAAGATTTTGCTGTAAAGCTCCCATAACTGCTTGTTGTTTTTCTGGTGAAACATGCGTAAGCACTTGATTCATAATATTTTTAACTTGCTCTGGATCTCCGCTAGCTTTAGCTTGTTGCAGTATTTTAGCTATACGATTATTTTCAAATCCTTCACTTAAACCACCACTTATATTACTGCCTACTGCTCTTCCCATCTCAAATGGACTTGGCATACTCATTAGCTCATCCTCCCTGTTCTATAATCATATGATTGGTTTTTATTCCCTAGTGGTTCATATGTGTCTTTTAAATCATTCTCAAATCCTTTTCTATCTGTAAACGAACCAACTATATCTCCTATGCTTTTTCCAAATGCATCACTTGATAAGTAACCACCTAATCCTTGTCCTATTGCTTGTCCTGCTGTTGGAGTATTTGGCGCTCCAGCTCCCCTTCCTAAAACAGAATTCATTGCATTTGATTGTCTGTTCATTGCTCCTTGCTGCTGCTGTGAATAAAATTGATTAAGTAGTTGATCCATATTAACACCTGCTCTCGTCAAGGTATCGTCTAAACCTGTTCCTCTTTGTTGCCCTGATGCAATATAACTTTGTTGTATCTGTGGTGCTATTTGTGATTGGAATTTCTGCTTCATTGGATCTACAAAAGACTTTTGGAATCCAGCTTCATCTACATTAAATAAATTAGAATATGGCCCTTGTCCACCTAATGAGGATAATAATTGATCTACTAACTCCATTTGTCTTGCTTGCATTGGTGTTTGTTTGTCTTCTCTTCCTAATAGTCCCGCTGCTGCTCCACCTAGTAAACCGCCAACGCCTGTTCCTATTGCAGTACCTGGCCCAGGTATTAATGAGCCAATTGCTCCGCCTATTGTTGCGCCTTTGACAGCTCCTGATCCTACTTTATCCCAATCTGTCATCTTTCTTCTCCTTACAATGTTTTCCATGTTACGGTTGTTGCTGTTCTATCTACTAGCATTTCAACCTTTTGTGTTGTTGTATTTAAATTTAAATCCCCCTCGGATAAAAGTGTATCTGATGCTTGCCCATCTGTTGTTCTTTTGTATAAATCAGGTTTTTTATTTAATTGAATCGCTATATCGCTGTACATATCCATCATTATATCCAACAACTTTTCAACTGTAATATCTTCATTTGATCCAATATTGTATGTCTCTGGTAGTTTAGCCATATTACCTCTTAATTACCTGTTAATAACCCTACTTTGCAATGTATCCTTATTGAGGATATTATTATTGGTTGGAGTGCATTTTCTTTCTTTATTTTTATATTTAAAAAGTTTGATTCTTGATCAACTACTGCTGTTATCCATTGTCTTTCTTTTCGTGACTCTATATCTGGTCTTAATTCAATATCTTTTTTAAATGGCGACGCTTCATCATCATCAAACATATCTATAAATACTGATCCTGCTCCTTTATTTACCAGAAATTCAATATGGGAAATATAACATTTTCTTCCTTGGCTTCTATATGGATTGAACGGTACTAATTTTGCTTCAAAATCTATTACTCTTGAGACTAAACCTTCTCCTGTATATGCCGTTGCATCTGTTGAATTAAAGTCAACGGTTATTGCTGCTCCTGTAGATGCTGATACTGTCCATATTTGATCGTTTATCTCTGTCATTCCTTCAACATTAGTTACATATACTTTATCTCCAGGTTTAAAAGCTGCTTCTACTGCTATAACTGCACTTGCTCCTTGAGTTACTCCTGTAATAGCTCCTTTATAATCATCGAAATCTACATTTAACCAATAAACATATCCTTCATTATCTCCTGCTAATGTCTTTTGAACTTCTTCTTCTATTCCAATTCTTGACCATATTTCATCTGTTGTACTCCATTTTTCCCATGATGCCTTTTCTGTTTCGTCTATTTGATTCCAGGCTTTATCTTTTCCTGTATTAGTCTCTCCAAATACTGAGAATCTTTGATCATTAACTGCCCATGTGCTTTCTTCATAATTATAGATAAGTACTTTATCTTGTGTCACATCGGATAATGTTGATTCACTTTCTCTATATGCAAACATAAATTGACTTGTGTATCTGTCAAAGCCACCATAGGTTAATTCAATTTGTTTTTGCTCTAATTCATCTCGTATAAAATATGGTATCTTGTTATCAAATCTTACTGATTGTCTTCCATCTGTTGTTATTAGTCCTGTTTCTCCCAATGATTTAGCTTCATAATTCCATGATACAGCAGAAAATGTTGCATCTGTTCCTAATACTGATGGTATTTTCTTTACTAGATATGGATTAAATGCGGCTCTTGTTTTTTCTAATGACCAATCCGAACTTTGGAACTTCATTATTATAATATCGCCCAGTATTATTGTTCCTTTCATTAACTCATATGTATCTGCTGATAAAATCCCTGCTCCTGCAACATCAAATTTATCTCCATTGCCTGTGCTATCTCTTATTCCTGAATATAAAACACCTTGTTGGTATGGAACTGCATTAATTACTGGCACAAAGAAATTAAGCCTCTCTCCAAACCAATGTACTTTTGTGGCTTTTGTTAGTGGTCCTTCTAATGGTGCTGCATAGTCCGTATTATCTGTTGTATTTGTAAATTCTCCTACATTTGTTCCATCATAAAAATAAACCGATGACATTCCTTTTCCAGTGAATACAAATCTTTTTAATCCTGCTTTTGTTAAATATGTTGTTCCTGAAACATATTCATCATTGCTTGTTATATTAAAGTCATATGCTGGGTCTAGTACAAGTAAACGTGCATTAAATGGTATTTGATCAAATAGTTCCGTTGCTGGATCATAACTATATAAATATTTCTTAGTTATAACTAGTAGTTCTCTAGTTCCACTATTTGCAGGGTCTACATTCTCAAAGATTCCTAAAACTCTTGTTGCATCTGGTATATCTGTCTTTTGATTTCCTAGCCTATTTCCAAACTGAACAAAACCTTGTCTGCTCTTTAACTCTTGTCTATAGATATATCCATTTTTAATAATCTCAAATGCATCTGCTGGATCAAGGAAATTAACGCCTGAATGCTCTACCCCTGTCTTAAAACCTGCTATTTCATATATATCCATTTATCCCCCAAATACTACAAAACTAACTTCTAACGGTCTAACTAAAGTGCCTGCATAATCTGTTGTAAGAATAGAAAATTTATCTACTGTCTTTAATGCCATTGTTGAATCACTGGTTAAGCTAACTATTAATGGCTTATTACTTGCTGTTGCCTCGTATTTAGCACCCATTCCTAATATAAGATATGATGTTGATGGTAATGCTGTTGTAAATGATATTTGATATAATCCATCAAATACTGTAACTATACCGCCTGCTGCCTGTGTTTTTATATTATGCGTATATAGTTGAGTTATTACTCCTGTTCCTGGATGGATATTAAATGCGCCACAAGCTCTCATTCCTAATAATTGTGATGTTCCACTTGCATCTATACTAAACGGCTGCACATTTTGCGCGCCTGCTGCTGGTGCTTCTACTGCTGTTTTCTTTTTTGCAAAATATGCTAAATCCATTCCCACCGCTATAGTTGGATCACTTGGATTTCCGCCTGTTTCATTTTGGGGCATTTGTGCAAATTGATGATGCCCTGCTTCATCTGCGCCATTGTCCCAGAAATGATCTACATTCATTGTTGTTTTGGTATATGTAGTATTATCTTGTAGTAATGTCTCATTTAACTTAACAGATTTAGTGCCATCTGGTGATACTGTTTGCCAAACCATTATTTACCTCTCTTTTTGCTTTTCTTTTTACTCTTGCCAGCCTTATTTAGTGCAATTGCTATACTCTGCTCCTGTGGCTTTCCAGAGCGTCTCAGCTCTCTAATATTAGCCTTTACTACTCTCTTTGACTTCCCCGCTTTAATGGGCATCTGATTCCTCCGACTTTATTCTTAAATGATCAATCATTAGCTCATTTATACTATCTATATGAGCTATTTTTATCTTACCCAATGCTTCCATTGACAAGAGTATTGACTTTGCTTTCCCGTTAAAATCGTCCATGTCTCCATCTACTAGGATTAATTTCGTTCTTAATGCTTTCATCATGTTTGCCTTCGCCCTTTCGAACGAGGCTTCTACGTTTTTCCTAGACTTGCTATTGCTAAACTTCTCTAGGTCTCCAGATGAATTAACATATACTGCTTCATCCTTCGCAGGCTCACCTTTAGAGCATTTTCCCTTAAAACAGCAATTACATGAGTCTGTGAAGGAAAACACTACGTCTCTAGGTTGTATTGTGACTAATGACATATTATAATTCCCTGTTCCTCGATAGCTCAGGTCTGCGTGGCCAATTCCAATCACTTGTGTGACATACTCTCTTCATCTCTCCACACCCACAGCACTTTCCACTATGACAAGTTGCAGCATGCCCATATGGCCATTTAGCTCCATGCTTAGTAGCGCAGTCTCTGCATATATATCCTGATTCTATCTCAATTTTCATAATCAAAAACTCGGTACTGCCCGATTTAGTTTCTTTTGGTTAAACGTCCTAGTTAATAATAACTTTCTCTCATGCGCAAACTCAATTTTTAATTGATTCTTTGTGTCTGCATCAAATCTGTAATCTCTAGCATAATTTAACGCTGCCCCATAAGCTATATAACGCATCCAATAGTCAAACGGTAAATCTGGATTACCTGCTGCTCCAAATCCCGCATATTCCTTATATCCATAGATTGTTACTGTATATTCTTGATCTGGAATTGTTCTAAAAACCATTTCTGTTCCATAATACAGCATTTCTGTTGGATATCCTTTTATCAGTATATCTGTGTTATTTATTCCCCAGTGACCATAAAATTCACCTGGATCTTGGTATATTTCTAGTCTATTCCATGACACCGATTCATCCGCTGGCTCGGTTAAGGTTATAAATCCTTCTACTGAGATATTAGTGAAATTGCTATCAGCTTCTACATCATTAAATGTATAGACACCTGTTGTATTTGTTTCATCTATTGGAAAAGTTAATGAACCATATTGTTCAAATAATTTAACATCGTCTGACATTGTAAAAGTTACAAAATCATTAATGTATTGTCGTAATGTGCCATCATCTGAATCTGGATCATTTTCGTTACGTCTACCAATTGCTAAACGCATTACTCTTAAACAATCTGAAACTTTCTGTGCCATAATTAATCCTTATATATTGTTCTCAATGCAAACCTTGGATCTAGTGATGCTTTTCTGGTCTCTCTAGAGCCGTCGGGGTTGTCATACCATCGCCATTCAGGTCTACCCTTACTTGCTAAATATGCTATTATACACCTAGGTAACTCATATGTCTTACCTGGTATCAATGTCATCTTGAAATCTATTACATCATTAGAAAGCATTACTGGTAATGGATTTGAAGGTTGATCTTTTCTATTAAATATTATCGTTTCTTTAGGATGTAATTCAATAGGACATGGTTTTGCAGGATATCTGCAAATCTTTAACTTCTTGTTTAATCTTCTTGCCTCTCGGTTATATCTGACATAATCAGTTATATTATTTAAAGGCATATCTTCTATTGATACTTGCTCTTTATCTTTTGTTGGTGCTTCTTTTATTATCCCGTCTATTTTAGCGGGCTGTTCTAAATATTTACTTTTAGCCATCTTTTTTCCTTTGGTTATTCTTCTTCTGTTTAGTTTATTAAAAAAAAGGGGCGGGAGTGCTAGCATTAGTAAATTATAGATTTACTTTCTCCCTACAAAGTAAGATTACGTTCTTACTGAGATTCCCTTCATCTCATTTTCTTTTGGTTTATTAACCTATATCCCCAAGCTGAGTTACTTGTCCCCACTTATAAGCAACGACTAGCATTACATCGCCATCTGTAGCCATTATTGCAGTCCCTAGTGTCATCTTATAAGTAACAGGATCATATTCAAAAGCACTGCTTAATGCTTGTGTGCGTGATATACCCATTACACTACCACCAGAAACATATGCTACATATGCTGAAGAGTCAATATCTTCACCTGTGATCACATCTTGTAATGAAAATGTATCAGCCGTTAGAACAGTGATGCTATAACGATTATTTACTAATTCATCCATGCCACGAGCTGTTGTCATTTCTGGACCTAGATCAGTAATACGTACTTCCCAACCTGTTGCCATTCCATGAGCTACCGCTGTAACTACACATGGATCAGCTTGTGATACACCTGTTATTGCTGTGCGATATTCAGTTACTCCACCACTTGTATTAGCTGGTGTAAAACCATTAGTTGCTGCATCCAAAAAGTTGAAAGATGCACCTGCTGATGAATCGATAACTACTTGTTGATATACATGTGCTGCTGTTGTTTGATCTTTGAACCAAGTTGAAATAGGAAAAGCATCTGCTGTTCCTGTCCAATCGGTTAAGTTAAAAACTTCTATTTTATCGGCATCAAAACCTAATGTTAATGTATAGGCTGCTCCTCCAGAGATAAGTTTAAAAGCTTCAGTCATTGTTTGACCTTCAAATAAATCTGACATAATTTTTTTCTCCTTATGTTACGCTTTTGTTGATAGCAATGTTACGATATGCGAATCATCTAGAATTGCTGCGTTAAAATAAGCAGTGAATCCCATTGACTGGAATCGGTTTAAATAATCATTAAATCCAAGTGGCTTTAAGATCATTTCTGTAGAAACTTCATCTAGTCCAACATATCCATATGCATTTGCACCAATAAAAGTGTTGCTATATACGGGAGCTGCTGCTGTTGTAGCATTTACTAGTGTAGATGTTACCCATCTAGCTTCATCTGTAGAACCAAATTCAGCTTGTAGAACTGGCTCTTGACTTCCATACTGTGAAGTAGGAATGAATGCATCTAATGCTCTAATATCAGGTTTAACTTTTACGTGTGATGTAACCCAGTACGCTGCTTCCACAGGTCCAGTTCCGAAACGTGAAGTTCCCTCTATTGTTGGTGTCATTTTCTCTGTATCATTTTCATCTAGATACGCAATTGCTCTATTAACATCAATTTGTGTTAATTCTGTAATCGCATTTCCATTTACACCGTTAAGGCATGAAATTTGTGGTACAGCAGATTCGAAAACATCACGTGTAACTTTATCTAGCATAGTATGCATGGTTTGAGATAAATTATCCACTGTTTCATTTGCTGTATCATCTTCAACGACTAACAATACTTTTCTGGAAAGTAATACTACTTTACCAAATTCTTGCACTGTTACGTTGATATCAAATTTTTGTACTTGTTCTGGTGCTGGATCAGCATCTTCTGATAATACAACTGGATCTGAATTCAAGTTCTCTTGTCTTCTAAATGCCATTGTATCAGTGTTTTTTTGTGGTAAGGTAAATGCTCTACCAAACATATTGTGAACATTTCTTGGTTTTGATCTTTGTAGTAATGCTCTATGCGCCCATCTGTCGGCCATAGGACCATACTGTGTGGTTGTTGTTACTCCCATAATATCCTCTTATTGGAGACCTTACCTGTGACTGCGTTTAGTCTTTCTCCACGCTGCAAATTCTGAATCCGACATGTTCATTAAATCTACAGCTTGATTTATCCCTGCTGCTTTTGGTGACCCTGAAGGTGAATTCGGGGTTACTTTCTTAGTAGCCTGCGGACTTGTCAAAGCTGCTTTTTGCTTTGGACTTAATTTGTCCATCAACTCCCATGCTTCTTCATATCTGTTTGGCGCTGCTTCTATCGCTGCCGCTAAATTTGGTCTCTTTTTTAAAAAGTTAGCTAATTTTTCGTTTATTACTTCAGCTTTTTCAGGGTTTTGGCGAATCCATGATTTTTCTTCAACATCACGCATCATCTGCACTTGTTGTTTCTTAAGCTCTGCTTTTGTCACAGGCTCATACTGGCTTTCGTCTTCTTCCACTGGTACTTGCTGTTGCACCTGTTTTAATTGATGCTCTCTATATACTTTTAGTTCCTGCTCTGCATCCTGTCTCTTTCGCCTTTCCTTTTGAAGGGCTGATAGAGGTACATTTTGTTCTTTAACAGGTTCTTCTGCTTGTGCTTCTTGGTTTTCTACAACTTGTTCATCGGTCGCCACTGGCTCTTGATTTACAACTTGTGTTTCTTCCTGCACTTGCTCTTGTACAGTTTCGGTATCTGTATCCATATTTTCCCCGATTGTACGTAAGACAGCCTCTTACGATGGCATTGCGCCCTTTGCTTGTAGGTAGGCGACACCTTTTTCATTGAATTCTACTTTTAGTTTCTCCCCTTTCAGTTTAGGAGCTACCATCCATAGAAGTTCACATATTCCTCTCTCATTACTAACCCAATAAACCATTGAATTAGATTTAAAGCCTGGAATCTTCTTTGTTATCTTTGGTTCTGAAATGCGAAATTCTTTGGGATTCATAGAGTCAAACTTAGCATGAAATGTAAGGAAATACGGTTCTCTTACACTGCTATGCGTATTAACTACATACTCAACAATTCGTTTTATTTCATTTGTTAACGATGTTTTTTCATCGATGAATTTTTGAGGTAGTATTAATTTGCTAACTGGATCTTGCATCATTCGCATGGCGTTACCTATTTACTTTCCGCTTTTTCCACGTAGAGACTCTTTCTCTGCATGTGCTTTTTGTAAAAGCTTATTAGCTTTCTGAGCATCAGCATTAGAACCTGGTCCACATTGGGAGCTTGTTCTACTTGGTTGGCTCATTGGATTCTTAGAATAACTATATATCCCCTTTCCTGAGTCCATCTTTTTCATTTTTTCCATTTATATCCTCCTAAGATTTATGGTTGAATTTGTTGAGGAGACGCTTGTTGCGTTGCATTAACTTGTCCTTGAGGCTTACTTGCTTCTTTTTCTGATTCTGCATCTACTAAGCCCTCTTTTTGAGCAATTTGTTCTTGCTCTTGCACATGTATTTGGTTAACAAGTTCTAATGCCTGTATAAGCCTATCTTCATGTAGTTTAGAAAGCTCAACGATAGCTTTTGCTTTATTCAGTTCTGCTAAGCTCTGGTTCTGAACTGCCTCCGATGTTCTCTCGATTCTTAAGCCTTCATTTGCATCTGCTCTTGTATCTCTCTCATGCGCTAATGCGTTCTTCTCCGCTGTTGTCGCTGCTATAAGATCATCTTGTTTTCTTTGTGTTTCTTGTGCTTGTTGCTGTGCTTGCTGTTCCTGTTTAGAAATCGCTTCCTCGAGATCCGACATGCCAGCCATTTGCAGTGATTTAACTATCTCGCCTTGTGGTACATCAACTATTCCTTCTCGCTTAAGATTTACTAGTTCATAGTAATAAGCATCTTTTTGTGATTGTGATCTTACGCCTTCTTTTATAACTGCATCGTATTGCTCAAATTCTTTTTTATAGAATTGTTCGGTTGGCTCTTCTCCGATAATTCGCTTTACTTTTCCTGGAGGATAATGATTTTGAATTGCTTTAAGGACTAAGCCACCTAAGACCTTTTGGGTGACTTCTACGTTATCAAATATTTTTCGGTTTGATCTAAGCCCTTGACCTATTCTAACTTGTGCTAATCTGCCTGATACTTGTGTGTTTCCCTTATCGTCAATCCCTAAAACAGATTCATTTACATTAGACAATGTAAGTGTTAACTGATCGAGTATGCTTTGATACTCAATTAAAGAAGGATTAGCCGTTCCTCCTTGAAGTTCTTGAACAGAGTTTAAGCCTTCAGGCGCATTCTCAGGATCAACACCAATTATCTTGTTTTGCCCTGATTGTTGTAGATCTTCCACATCGGGTACAGAGCCGATTAAATACTTATATCCAGTAGATATCGTGCTATCCATCATATCCACAATCTTCATGTGCCGTTTATTAAACTGTCTCTGCGCAGAATAAAGCGTTGAGGCTAATCCTTGAATCCTTTGTGATGCTTCCCATACACTCGGTTCGAGGTAGCATAGTACTGGTGCGAACGGATACGTTTGATTTATCCCTGTCTTATCTTCTCCTGTATAAACAGGTTGGCCATTCAACATTATATTTAGTTCAATGAAATCCCTGTCAACGGTTTGTATATCTACAATGGGGGGTAAATCACGCTTTTCGATACCTAACATTTCTGCTTCTTCATGTAATTTGCGTATTCTGTAAATCCCAGTCTCTAGTTTCTTTCTTTCTTCTGGCTCGAGGTCTGTTATATCTCTATAATATGAGCTTTCCTGGTCTACTAAAAATTTGCGTTTCTTTGATATACGTCTGTAATATTGATCGTATGCTAGGAGGTTTCTGTTTCTGCTAAGTACTGTAAAGTTAGGGTGATATGATAGGAACTTATCATCTCTAAATGATGTATGAATATCTGCTATTTGCTTAGGATCTATAAACGGAAGGAGCTGGCCTATGATATTCCTATCCATTAAATCTCTTGTAACTGCAAAGCCACAATCTTTTAAGTCTATTCTTTCAAATGTTGGATCTAGAAAGAACGAATTATATGTTCTCTTGAAGAAAGAGATCTCTCCATTTATGAAGTCTCTCGAATAGTCCATTCTAAGCCCACATAGCGATATCCCCGATTTGAATCCCTCGTCACATGCATCTAGGAAAGTTGAGTATCCTTCGCCCTTATCCCATGTGTAATAACTTAATTTTGTAAATTGATCTGCTGTCTTTTGATCGCTACCTTCTACAGGCGATATAACAACACTATTTAGGTTGTCTCTTAGATATCCCGAAAAGAACTGTAATGGTCTCCTCATGATATTTAGTTCAAGTGGTTCTCGCCCTTCTTTTTGAAGCGCTTTTAACTCGTCATTTCTCCATGTATAACCAGATGATGCAAGCGTATATACTTGCGCATCTTTAACAAATGGACTCCAATAGTCATGAGCATATCTATAATTTTCTTGGAATTCTCCAAGCAGTTCTCTATCATTTAACATAGCCACCTTAAGGTAAGGTATTTAACTTAAATTAAAATTATATTTTAAAATTGATAATGTCAATGTTATTTTTATGTTAGATATTGGATTATAACGACTTAGGGCAGATTATTATGATTTGCTCATAACTCCAGAAAATAGCTTTTCTCTTTTTCATGGCTGAAACTTATTGATTCGTTGCGCTAATAAGTATATCTTAAAATCAAATGACCAATTGTAACTATCATAATAGGAATTTAACTTATGCCTGCTCCCTTAAACCTTATCGGTAACAGATTTGGTCGTACGACTGTAATCAATAGACATTATAGAAAAAATGATACTAGGAAATATCCTTCTAAAGAATATCTCTTGGAATGTGATTGCAAAGAAAAGTTTATTCGTCGCCAATCTGATTTATCAGCAGGCTTTGTTTATGAATGTCCTAATTGTGTTTTTAGAAGAAGTGAATTTTATATTGGGGGTAAGAAATTTGGTCGCCTTAATGTTCAAGATAAGTGGCGAATCTCTGAGTGGACTAATGGCCATAAATATAGAGAATGGTTTTGCATTTGCGAATGTGGTTCTAAAATTTGGGTTGCTGCTGATTCTATTAGAAAAGGCCATACTATTAGTTGTGGATGTTATGTTTGTAAAAATAACTCTCGTTACGTAAACGCTAGCTTATATCCCTCTAAACATAACTTATCTAGTCATTTCGCTTATAAGCTGTGGATAGCGTTAGTACATAAGTGTCATAATCCTAAAAGTCAATCTTTTTCTATCTATGGGGCAAATGGATATACATGTTGTGATCTATGGAGAAATTCAGCTAGCAATTTCATAAAATGGTTAGAACTTCATAGGTGGGAAAAAGGGAAAACTATTGATATAAAAGCAGGCAAAAAAGAATTTAATCCTATGAATTGTTTTTTAATTTCAACTAAAGAGTTAATGAAAAAAAATAGACATGCTGCCATGTTAAACACTTATGGTATTCCATATGATGGTAAAATCAAGTTATTGAAAGAATGGTGTTTTTACCTAAAAATTGACTATTCTATGATGAGAGCTAGAATTAAAAGCGGCAAGAGTTTTGAAGAAGCCCTTGAAATGCCTCGATATGGCGAATCAGGGAAATGGATGAAACGAGAGGAAGTAAGTGATGCGTATATTAAAAAATTATACGAGAATGGTCATACGCAAGAAGAAATCAATAAACTTTTAAACTTTAATCCATCCTATAGAATGAAAAAGATGGGATTAAAAAAAAGATTGGCTATCCGTCGTTCTGCTAGTGAAAGAGATCGAATTATTCATGAATCATATAAAAACAAAGAACATTGTGATACTATTCTTGAGAAAACAGGTTATTCGTCTAAGTCTAACTTGTTAAGGCGTATGTCTATGTTCGATTATACATTCAATGATATGCAGGTAATAGTAAAAATATAAATGAAACGTAAACAATTAACTAAAAGAAAGTTTTGCAAAAAGTGGGCAAAGGATGAGTGGCTTGAGGTCGCTAAAAAGCAATCGGGCAAAGGATTTACTATTCATAACAAGACAAGATTAATTCTAGTCGGAATCGGGAACTATAAAAAGAAAATGTCTATCAAATATTATGGATATACCGATACCGATTACTAACCTAAAGCTGATACCGTCTGTTCTCTGTAGCCTCTTTATGCTTCATAAGTGAACCTGCTAGCGTGCCTGCTCGCTCTATATGTGCCACTGCTTGCATTGCATAGATGAAACTATCTGCATAGTTGCTAGCTACATTATGGTATGGTTCATCTAAATATTTCCCATATTGTTCACTCCATTTCTTCCTATACTTACCTATTTGCGTCAAAAGTGGCTTTACTCGATTAATAGCAAATACACATCTATCCATCTTGATTTTTGCATTTGAGATATTTAGGTTCTTGTCTGTTCGCTTTAAAACTATAAACCTTGTGTTTGTATGTTGCAATAACCGTTTAAAGTCTCGCTCATAGGTGTTTTCTACGACAATCCCATCTCGTCTCGCTGCATCATGTGGAAGAAAGATAGTGCTATATATATACTTCTTATCTTGTAAAAGGAAATTAGCATAGAAATCTACCCCCTTATTGTTGTCCTCATAATAATCTATAATTCTGATCTCGCCATGTACCACCTGGAAGAACGTCATTACCGTTAAGTCGTTTACTCCTATATCCATTGCTACATAGACTAGCTCTAATGCATCATATAAGGGCGTGCTAAGGCATCGACTGTCGTTATAGGCTCTTTCTATGTGCTGTTGGAAGTAATAGGCGTCAGAGTTGCTTAAAAAGGCTTCCGTTATAGTGCTTGGAAACTCTTGACATATCTTATCGCCAAGTATGCTTTGTTGGTGACAATACCACCTTCTTTGACCAATAGATAATTTTATGTTTTCTGCTTCCTCAAGTTTTTTAAAATATTGTTCCTGTTCATATGAAATAGTTATGTTACTTGTCATTGTGCCACCTATCATCCATTGCTTTTTTCGAGTTTTCAGATAGAGTTATCCAATGACAATTTTCAGGGCAATAGCCTTTTGAAGAATCAACTCTATCTATCGTCAATCTTGCTTTTCTAGGCAAATCTTTATGCTGTTTCCAACCGTTTTTAATAGCCCAATTTATAAATTTAATTGGATATTTCTTCCATTCTTCACAAACTGAAATACCTTTAGCTCCATACCATTTATAAGATAATATATTAGGGTTTTCACACCTTTCTATCATCGATTGTAAAACGCTTTTTAAAGGATGTCGTTTATAACCACATGTACATATTTTATATGTTGCCCTTCTTAATGATGATATTTCAGTTTTAAATTCTGTTCCACAATCACACTTACATAAATATGTAGTTGTATACTGTCTAGTGTCTTCAATACGTCTTAAAACTCTAACCATCCCTATTCTTCTTCCTGTATAATCCATAAAACTTACAGGAACTTTACCAGTAAAACGCTTCTTTGCTTCTATCTTCATTTTTTCTTTCTTGAGACAACCACAACTTTTAATTCGATTAGCTAATAAAGCATGAATACTCGGAAAACTTTCATTACCACAAGAACATTTACATTTAACTTTAATCCCAAATTCTTTAGCCCCTTCAATAACAGCTAGTCTTCCATAAGCCTTTCCTATGTATTCCTCAAAATTACCTTTAGTCTTAACTTTTTTGCTTTTATGAAGTGCAACAAGAAATTCTTTATGAATGCAACCACAGCTTTTAGTCTTTCCAGATTTTAAACTATAAATATTTACTCTCTTTTTATTTCCACAATCGCATAAGCACAAAACTTTATCTTTTTCATCTTTTATAGGATCAATTATTGTTAGTCTTCCATATTCCATATATCACCTTGTCTATATGAAAATAAGTATACTACATGTTTAGAATATAAACTACACTTCTTTCATATAGAGTATAGCGATTCCAAATACCAAGGGAAAAAAAAGAGTTTATACTCAAGCGGAGATAAGTTTTCATTGCCTCTTTGAGCCGCTGCATTAACCATCTCTGCATAGAATCCAGAATT